ATATAGTAGATCCTAAAGAAGTAGAGGCAGTTATTAATCCTTATAAGATAGAGGCCAAATTTGAAAATACTTATAAGAACTATCCTCTTCTTAATTCCTATATGGCGGTACTATTAGGTGAAGAAAGGGAGACTAAATTTAATCCTCTTATCACAATGTCTAATCCTGACTTAATCAATTCTAAGTTAGAAGAGATGACAGCCCTTATAAACAAATCTATTCTAGATAGAATAGTATCTAAAGATTTCTCTGAACAAGAGGCGGCACAGGCTATTCAGGCTCAGGCTAAATGGATGAAATTTAATTATCGTGATAGGAGAGAATTAATGGCTTCTCAGATTATTCATTATGGATATATCCACCAAAATATGAAGGAAACATTTAGTAAGTGTTTCGAGGATTTATTAGTGCAGGGGGAAGAGTTAGTATCTACTGATATTATTGGTGGTGAGCCGGTATTAAGGAAAATGAATCCTTTAAATCTATTTACTATAAGAAGTGGAAATACATATAGAATAGAAGATTCTGATCTTATTATAGAACTCACATTTATGCCTGTGGGACAGGTAATTGATGAATATCATGAGGATCTTAAAGACTCAGATATTAAAAAATTAGAAGAAGGCTACTCTTATACTAATTCAGCTACTGGTAAATTATTTAATAGAAATCTTCTTAATGTGCCCATAGACCTAACCTCTTGGATAGATCAACAGGGTGGAATAGGTAAAGTCATATCTGCAACTAAAAATGAAAGTGCATTTTTTGGTGGTAGTTTTGACCAGTTTGGAAATGTGAGGAAGATGCGGGTTTTATGGAAAGGTATGAGAAAAGTAGGTATATTGAAGTTCTTTGATGAGGATGGAGATATGCAGAAGAGATATGTTGATGAAGATTACCCGCTTAATGAAGTTGAAGCTGAAAATGTAGAATGGATTTGGCTTGGGGAATGGTACGAAGGTACAAAATTAGCTGATGATATTTATGTGAAAATGGGACCAAGACCTGTGCAATTTAGGTCTATGGATAATCCAAGTAAGTGTTCTCCTGGAATTGTTGGTAATATCTTCCATACAAATGATGCTAAATCACTGTCATTTGTTAGTTTAGGTAAATCATATCAGCTTACCTACAACTTCTTTATGCATAAACTTTGGGAAGAACTCAAGACTTATAAAGGCAAAATAGCTAGAATTAGTACTAGTATGATACCCAGTCAATTTACTATGGATCAGTTCTTATTCTATATTGATCAGATGAAGATAGTTTTTGAAGATGAATTCAATGAGGGAAATAAAGGAGCATCCTTAGGTAAATTAGCAGGACATATGAACCGTGGTTCTGGATCTGTTGAGATTGGAGATGCTGCGGTTATTCAGAATTTACTTGGAATATTAACTTTCTTAGAGAATAGAATACAGGATATAGTAGGTATTACACCACAAAGAAAAGGAGCTGTTGAAACTCGTGAAACTGTTGGGGGTGTAGAAAGGGCTGTAAAACAAAGTTCATTGAATACTGCTAAGTATTTTAGTATACATGATGATTTTGTTAATAGGGCTATTATTGCCTACATAGAAACTGCTAAAGTAGCTTGGAAAGACCAGAAATTTAAACGTCAATTTATTCTATCTGATGGCAGTCAATTGCTATTAGACTTTGATGGTAAACAGTTTGCTGAAACAGAATATGGTATTTATTCAACTAATTCAGCTGCTGATAAGGATATGATGAATACTCTTAAGTCTATGATTCAACCTTTTATGCAAAATCAGGGTACGCTTTCTATGGTCATGGAACTCTATCGTACTCAGGACCCTGCAGCTTTGCAGCGTAAATTTGAAGCATTTGAGGAGCAATTACAGCAGCAGGCTATGAAACAGCAGGAGATGCAGATGCAGCAGGCAGCTGAAGCCCAGCAGCAGATGCTTACTTTAGAGCAGGCTAAGATGGATCTTGAGAAATATAAGGCTGATTTACAATCGCAAACAGCCATTGAAGTGGCTATGATTAATGTAGAGTCTAGAAATACTGGGGAAGAAGTTGTAGAACCAGAGGACAACTCAGATGAGATAGGATTGAAAAAGGATCAGTTTGAGGAAGTTAAGAGATCTAATCGTAAGAAAGAAGAACAGAAAGATAAAGAAATTGAAATTAAGAAGAAGGTAGCTAATAAACCTGCACTAAAAAGTAGTAAGTGACCTATTAAAAAATAATAGTTTACGCTATACGGAAGTCAGATATCATATTCTAAATTTTTGTAGTTAAAATAAATATATTACATTTGTACCAATCTAATAGCAAAGAAGATGTCAAAGGAGATTTTTGATCAAGATCTAGGAGAAATGCTAGAGTTTGATAGTGGTTTAGATATAAATAGTGTTTTAGAAACTTTACCAGCTATCGATAAAGAAACTGATACTACTCGGAAAACTGAGGAAGAAACTAAGAAGGATGTTGACCCATCCTTAGATAATATAAATAAGGTCTTAGATAAGCAAATTGCGGATACTAAGAAGAGTGAAGAAGATGAGGATAAAAAAGTTGAGGCGGATAAAAAAGATGAGAAAGCCCCTGCTTCCCTTGAACAGCCAACTAACGATACTTCTGATGCTCCTTTTACTGTAATCTTTGCTAGAGACCTGGTGACGCAGGGGCTATTATCATCTCTCGACGAGGCTAAACTCGTTGATGAAATTAAAAGTGTAGGAGAAGCTGAGGCTCTTCGAAACTTAATAAGGTCTGAGATAGATGCCAATGTTGATGCAGCTAAATCAGATTTAGATTTAGGATATCAGGAATATCTTAGAATGATTGGTAAGGGAGTCCAAGTAGAGACTGCTGGAAGTCTGGTAGAATTAAAAACCAGATTTGATGGTATAAAGTCGGATGATCTTACTAAGGAAGAAAACACTGAGCTTAGGAAGCAAGTAATGACAGATTACTTTAAGCTAACTACCTCAATGTCAGATGCCAAAATAAGTAAGTTAGTGCAGACTAGCATGGACTTAGGTGATGATATAGATGATTCAAAAGAGTATTTAACTACTTTGAAAAATCTAGTTAAAGAGCAGATGACTGCTGAAGAAGAACAGGCTAGTAAGAATGTTAAACTTCAAGAGGAAGAAAATAGACGTAGTTTAGAGACTTTGAAGGATAGTATTAATTCATTAGATGAAATAATTCCTGGAGTCAATATTAATAAAGCTACAAAAGTTCAAATGTATGAGTCTATTACTAAACCTATTCAGGATAATAAAGGCAGAATGACTAATGCTATTTGGGCAAAAAGAACTGAAGATCCGATGTTCTTTGATGAAAGATTAGCATATTTACTTTCTACAGGATTTTTTGAGAAAGGAAAGTCTTGGACAAAAGCAGCTCAATCTAAAATTACTAAAGAAGTTAGTGAATTAGAGAGAGTTTTAAAAGATAAAAGTAATACAGCCTCATTATCTGGAACTTCGGTACTTAGAACAGCCGAACAGGATAAAACATCAAGAGATAATATAGATGCTATGAGAGGCATATTTGGAAAATAAAACCGTTTTAAATTAAATATATATGAATAAAATTAGTGCTCTGCAGATTGTTGATCCAAAACATTGGAGCGGTTTGACGAGGGAAAGTCATCTCGGATGGCTTGGTATGCAGGAACCGGAGATAATTAGTACAGTCATGAATAGACTGTATGAACTTAACGTCGGTGCTGACAACTTTGTTTCCTTCATGAACAAGCTTCCTACGGAATGGATTAATGATGATGTTGTTTATAGGTGGTTCCTTCAGGGATCAGATGAACGTAGTATTCCCCTTGTTTTGGCAACTACTGATGCGGCCGGTGCAACAGCTGTTACTGATGCTCTTCAGCCGGGTCTTAATAGAGGAATTTTCTATATGTGGTTTACCGAAAGGTATTTTGAAGCTACATCTCATATCGTAGGTGATCAGCCTGAGGTATATCAACTTAGGGTCCTTGAAGATCCGATACAAGTTGGTAATCTTTGGAGATATAGAGTACAGCTTTTCACCGGTGATGATACTCTTTGGATTCCTGCAACTAGTTTAGCTAGGAATACAATGTGGTCCGAACTGTTTGGTATGGTTGAACAGGAACTCTCTAAGAGAGGTAATGGTGTTCATCATACTGCTCCTTATCAGATGGAGAACGTTCTTTCAATGATTCGTAAGAATTATCAGGTTCCTGGGAATATGATTTCAAAAGGCAAAAATAAACCCCTTGCATTTGCATTCATTGATCAGTACGGTAAGACACAGACTCGTTGGATAGACAAACTTGGTTGGGACTTTTATGTACAGTTCCAGCGTGATAAGTCTCGTTTGCTTGCTTATGGCAAATCAAATAAACTTACCGATGGTACTTATGGACATACAGGCGAATCTGGGAACATAATTCGTTCAGGATTTGGAATGTATGATCAGATGGAGTATGGCAACATTCTTACTTATAGCACATTCTCATTGGATATGCTTACCGATTTTGCAATGGACATGTCTTATGGTAAGATACCTGAAGATAAGCGTGAATTTATTCTTTCAACAGGAGAATATGGCGCATATCAGTTCCACAAGGATGCTGTTAATAAGGCCAATGCAATTACCTATCTTAATGCAAATGTTAACATTAAGACCGATGGTGGTAAGCTTACTCTTGATGAAGGACAGTTCCTTAACTATGTTGCTGTCAACGGTATTAAATTTAAACTGACTATTGATCCTATGAAGGATGGTTATCCTAACACGCTTAGGCATCCAGATGGTGGTCTTGCTAGTTCATATATTTATGATATCTTTGATGTAGGTACAACTGGTGGAATGTCTAATATTTCTAAAGTCAGTGTTAAAGACGAGGAAGAATATTTCGGATATATTCCTGGTCTTAGAGATCCGTTCTCACCTTATAATAACAGGACTGAGCCCCGTTTGATGGCTACTCCGGTAGATGGATATTCAGTATTCAAAGGATTCATTGGTGGTGTGAAAATTACCAATCCTAAGAAAACTGCTCGTATAATTCCTTCTATTCTTCGTCCGTAATTTCTTTAGTAGAGTGGGGGTACTTAGGTATCCCCACAACC